CGGCACGGTATTTCACCCAGCCCTGAAGATCGTAGACCTGGGAATCGAAAGGACCGCCGAAGAGGGCCGACGTTCTCGTGGTGGTTATATCTGTAGAGCTAGGATCTGAAAATCCCTTGCCTTCCAAGCGGTATATGTTTCCGCTTGAATCTCCGGTAAATGTGCGTTCGAGCCCATCCGCAGGATCAAGGAGATTCATTACCGCCGTTGGCTGGAAGTCCGAAGCATGAGTGGTCCGCCATCGTACCCATGGAGAAAGGTCCCCTCCTCCAAGGTTCTTGTGAAAAACCCAGCATTCACCCAAATTATCGGGGAAAAAGTAGACTTTCTGCGCTCTTGAGTTATAGGCGATTTTCCAGTCGTCGGAAGTTAGCTGGTTCTGGATCTGGACCGAGAGATCATCTGACTGAACGTCGCCGAACTTGTCCGTTGAAGCCAGACTTTCCAGTCTATTGGCCCTGCCGTAAACCGCATCGTTGCCAACCCAGACAAGGGACTCATCCCCTGTCACTCCTGAGCGGGGGAAGAACTTGCCGAACGCGAAGTTCTTTGCTGAATCTCCGCCAAGCTTGAAAAGCTGCCCGTTTCTGGTGGAGATCGTGACAACCTGAAACGTCTCCAAAAGTCCGTTAATCGGCCTCAAATCAGGAGAAAGCAGAAAGAACGGATCGCCCTCGTTCAGAGAGTCGATGGGCCGGTCGGCAATGGAGAGCGAGGTGTAATCGCTCCTTGAGGACCCGACGACCATATGGGGGACGGCAGTCCCTGCTATTACGTTCGCGAACCATGCTCTCTCATCAGAGACGAAACAATATTTCGCGAAAAAGGTTCCCGAGAGGTTGTGGTCTACCGCCTTGAACGTGGTTCCGTCCCACTCCATCACAACCTGAGAGAGGGTGAGATCAGTTATCAGAACCTTGTCGTCCAACTCCCAATTATGCTCGAACCGTCCTCTGAGACGAGCGTTCAACGCTACCGTTCCAACCTTCGTGGATGTCACGCCGTCCCACTGGTAAACAGTATCTCCGGCCTGGTAGAGCATCGAGATCGTGCCGTCAGACTTCTGATGGGTCACGAAGCCACGGATTTCCATCGCATTCGGGGCTGTGGTTACGGTTTCAAACCCGTTCCTCGGGCGAAAGTCCGTGTCCTCAAGATCCAGATTGTAGTTGTTGCCATCAGAGCATTCGCGAGGATTGATCTCATCCTGGCCTGCGCTTGAATGATGGCCACCGCCGAACCTGAGGACGAGCGGTTGCGGGTCTTCTTTTACGCGGGCAACCACGAAGACCTCATCTGGTTCTTTGTAAGCCTTCGAGCCGCACGACCGAAACTGTCATTGAAGATCTTCGGATCGAAGTCCTGGCGCTTCTCCCTTCGCCAAATCTGATAAACCGCCGGGACCATTGCCCTGAAAACATCGTCATCAAAGGGCATGGTGTCCGCCGCAAGCGAGAGTTCCAGATCCTTGTCGTAGAACAGGACATAGACGTTGCCATTCTCGGCAGCCGTGGGAATGCGGTCCAGATAAAGGAGCTTATCGATTGGAGAAATAGCTCCAAACGATGGCATCCCTGTGTGGTTTGCGGGTTGATGTTGGGAGTTTCTTAGCTCCTCATACCCTCCAGGCCATTGGACGATGTAGTTTCCATTTGTCTCGTCATGAAGCGGCCAACGAATCTGGTTCATGTCAGCGGGCAGGGTATAATCACGGTCTCCGGTCAGGAGAGTGATCGTGCCTTCAGTGACCTCCTGAGGCTGGGCCTTGTGAGACGAGGAATAGAGTTCCTCCATCTGCTCATTCCACACCTGGACGGCGAGATCTATCGACGGCTGAATCCCGTCCTCGGTGAGAGTGGTCAAAAGACCGCCCTCCTTCAACATATTGGCCCGTTTCAGGACCTCGTTTACTCCATTGAGGAGAGTCTTAGCCATTGTCGAAGCCCATCTGCGGCTGTGTTTCAGAAACCTGGGGATTTGCAAGCAAAGCCTGGATAAGCTCGATCTTCTTGGCTTTTCGCCCGATTGGCTCCCCGGTTGCCAGTTTCGTAATCCCGCGTTCCTTGCAGATCTTTTTCAACTGCGGAGGAGACATCTTTTGAACTTCGGGCGGCAGGTTGCTCATATCGATTGATGCTACCGGAACCACCGCCGTAGTAACCGGTTCGGCCACCTCATCCCGTGGCGCGGGATAGGTAAACGGTTGGGTACCATCGTAGCCCGCCCCCATGACGATCTCACGCAGAGTCGTGGCGGGCATGGCTATCGTATAGGCCAAGCCATAATGCTTACAGAAGGCCCTGAGCTGCCGCCTGTCGAGCTTCTGCAAGGGAGAACGGGGATCTTCCGTGCGATAGTTGTTGATCATGGAAGATGTTGAAGAGACCTGTTGCATTGTTCCTCCGAAAAGAGGGGCCTACCTGGCCCCACCTGAACTTACCTAGAGACCGAACCGACCACGAGCGAGCGCACCCAATTGGAGTTGAGCACGGCACCCGTGTGCCAGAACTTGTAGGCCATGGTCGAGATCTCGTTGAAGGGGTCGGCAACGCCGCCGGTGCCCCTGTCATGCACGATCATCTCGATCACGGGCAGCGGATCGCCGGCCATGAAGGGACCCACAGTCTGCTGTTGTCCGAGACCGACCGAACCGATTGCGTCCATGCCATAGATCAGGACGGAATAGGTGTCGATATTGGTCGCTCCACGAAGTCCGGTGGAACCCGTGGCACCGCCTGCACCCGAGGTAATGGAAGCGTCCTCGGTCTGCATGAACCGCACCGCCTGCCCCGCGAGGCCGTAGGTGCCGAACTCGAACGGCCCGGTTTCCACCTGCCCGGCGTAGGTCTCAATCGATTTGAACCCCGACAGCTTGGAGATGTCAGCCGCGACGTGCGGGTGACACAGTCCCCAATAGGCAGGGAGAATCGGCTGAGTGCCGATGGAGGTGGAGCCGGTGGACATCGGCGCGAAGGTCAAGGCGGAGTTCACATTCAACGTGAGCACCACGTTGTCAAGATCCCCGACCACGATACCGGTCAGAATCGCGCCTTCCGAAGCAACGCCTCCCGCGAAGCGCTCGGTTGCGTTGCTCTCGCCGACATTCCTCTGGAGTTGGTTGAGAGATCGTCCTGCAACGATACCCAAGGTCTCCATGAGCTTGTTGGTCTGGCCGTTGAAGTTGAAAATGTCCACTTCCTCGTTGAGGATGTAGAACTGACCATACTTCGCGACCGTTGCCGTGATGTCGGTGAACGCCGCCGTCACCGAATCCCGGCCCTGCATGTAGGACGAGGTTGCGGTCAGTTCGGCAAGCGCCGTGGTCGATGGACCGGGACCCGTTCCACCGGGGTCGGCGGCGGTGTTGATCCGACGCCATTTGATGGTCGCAGACCCGCCATGACGGATCAACGAACCAGGCTGGGTTCCCATGAAGTAGGGAGCCCGGGCCTTCGCATTTCGCAACAGCGTCTGCTCCATGATCGCATTGATCGGTTTTTGGAGTTCAACGTCTGTTGCGGATACAGTCTGTGCCATGACTTGCTCCTAGCCCCCGAGCTTCCTGACCTCCATCCTTAGCTCCTGGTCGGTCATGCCCTGGACTTGCTGACGCCGTTGGGCGTCGTCCTGGGGCGGCTCCGGGGTTCTGGTGGATGCGCTCCGAACCGCAGACACAATCGCTTCCTTGTCGGCTGAAAGATCCCCGTCCACCTTCGGCGTGAACTCGGTAGAGAGTTCCTTGGCCTTGGCTTGAAGGATCTTGTTCCACCCGGCGGGGTCCGATGCTCTGCCAATGAACGCCTTCCTGAAACGTGGGTCCGAATCTGCCATGTCGATCAGCAGTCCTCGAACAGCTCTTTCAGGGAGGGTGGTTCCTTCAGCAAGCCCATCGAAAACCGTCTTGCAGGCGGTATCGATATCAGCGTTTGTGCGTTGCAACTCCTTGGTCTCGCGGTCCTCACGAACGTAAGAGACTACCTCGTGAAGATCGGTTTTCGTGACCTTGGGTGGTTCGGTCCCTGTTTGATCGGGCTGATCAAAATCGCTCAGCAGGGAATCTAGCTCATCTACCTG